TCACAAGGAGTTCCAAGTCAATTTTGGATTCAAAGATTCATTAATAAAACTACTTTAACTACTTATATTACACCAGGATCTTCACAGGCAGGTAAATTTCTTAATATTTATTATGTGAGAAGAATTGAAGATCCAGGAATCGCGTTCCCTGATACAGGAGCCCCTCAAACAACGGGTACTCCTTATGCTAATAATCCTGAAGTGCCTTATAGATTTTATCCTTGTTTAGTTTCAGGTTTAGCTTTTTATTTAAGTCAAAAAATTAATCCTGCCAAAACACAAGAATTAAAATTATATTATGAAGATGAGTTAGCTAGAGCATTGGCAGAAGATGGTTCAGCTTCTAGTACATTTATAACTCCTCAAACTTATTATCCGGCGGTATCATAATGACAGCGCGTTTTTCTCAAGGGAAATATGCTTTGTCAATTTCTGATAGAAGTGGTCAAGCTTTTCCTTATTTAGAAATGGTTAGAGAATGGACAGGAGCATGGGTCCATATTTCTGAATACGAATCTAAATCTCCTCAATTAGAAATTAAAGTTACAGGAGGAGATCCTCAAGCTTTACAAAGAGCAAGACCAGCTAGAACAGAATTTGCAACAACTACTTTATTACAATTTAATCCTTTCTTTACTACAACCGCTGGAACTTCAGTAATTAGAGTTTATCAACCAGGACATTCTAGAACTATGGGAGATACTTATAGATTTTATGGACCCCCTACGGTTTCTCCAGGTACGGGGACAACCAGTAATCCAGTGGCTACTTACGCTAATATTCCTAATTTTGATGGAATTGATGGTGCTACAATTTCAAGAGCAGCAGGTCATGTTATCTCTCAATGGGGTACCCTTTATGCTCAAACTTATAATAATTATCAATTTACAGTTGTTGGATCTACTGCTACAACTGGTAATATACAAGGAGGAGGATCTGTTTCAATTGGACCAGTTACCTTACAAGCATAATGGCAGGATATACATATTCAACTTTAACAACAGCAATCAGAGATTATACTGAAGTAGATAGTTCTCTTTTTACATCTGCTATCATAGATAATTTTATTATGTCTGCTGAAAATAGAATTAATAGAGATGTAGCAACCGATGCTCAAAGAAAATATCAAACAGCTACTTTAATTGTAGGTCAAGGAACTTATAATACTCCTGGTAATGAAGATTTTATTAGAGCTATTAAACTCACTGATTCAAATAATGATATGTGGTATCTTCAAAAGGTAGATCAAACTTTTCTTGATGAATATACACAAGATGAAACAGCTAATACTGGCAAGCCTAGATACTATGCTATGTTCCAGTCTGGTCAAGGAGCGAGTAATAATACTAATTATTATAAAATTGCCCCTTCTCCGGATGCTGCTTATACCATTGAAGTAGAATATTCTATTATGCCAGATCAATTAAGTTCGGGAAATACTCAGACTTTCTTGAGTCAGAAGTTCCCTAATGGTATGCTTTATGCTTGCTTGATAGAGGCTTATGGCTTTTTAAAAGGTCCAATGGATATGTTGACTTATTATGAAAATAGATATAAACAAGAGGTAGATAAGTTCGGTCTTGAACAATTAGGTAGACGTAGAAGAGGTGATTATACGAGTGGAACTATTAGAATCCCAATGAACACTCCTTCAACAACTGATGCAGGACTTATTAAGTAGGAGATTATTATGGCAATAACAACTAGCGCAGTGTGCAATACATTTAAAAACCAACTTTTAAGTGCAACTCACAATTTTACTCAAACTTCAGGTAATAAATTTTATTTAGCTTTATATACTAATAGTGCTACACTAGGAAAATCTACAACAGATTATACAGCTTCTGGTGAGACTAGCGGTACAGGATATGTAGCAGAAGGAAAATTATTAGCTGTAGCAGGGCAAACTCATAAACTATCAAATGATACAGCAATTGTCGATTGGACAAACCTTTCTTGGTTAACTGCTTCAATTACAGCTAGAGGAGCTTTAATTTATAATGCATCTTCTTCTGATAAAGCAGTTTGTGTTTTAGATTTTGGTGGAGATAAAACTGCTACTGCTGGAACTTTTACAATTCAATTTCCAAATTTCACAGATACATTAGCTATCCTAAGAATATCCTAAGGAGGTAGTTCCTTATGGCGAACACTTGGGGCTCGTTAAAGTGGGGGGATAATCTTTGGGGTGACCAAGGATCAGTTAATGTTTCCGTTACCGGTGTTGCGGCAGCTACTGCAGTCGGAAATGAATCAGCTTTCAATTTAGATGGATGGGGTAGAGATACTTGGGGATCTCAAGTATGGGGTGGTACTGATGATGCTATTACAAATATAGCAGGAGTTAGTGCTTCAACTGCCGTTGGATCCGTCGGTATAGAACTAGTTAAAAATGTTCCAGTTACCGGAGTTAGTGCAGCCACATCAATTGGAAGTGTTACTCATCGAGGAGATGTAGGAGTTGCTGTAACTGGTCTTGGAATGAGTTGGACTATTGGTCCTATCGGAGTTGAACTTAAAAAGAATTTAGAAATACCATTCGGCGTGGCAGCTCAAACTGCTATTGGAAGTGCATCTGTTGTTACAGATGTTACTGTTTCTTTAACAGGACTAGGTTTAAGTACAAATCTAGGAAATTCTATTGTTATAGGTCCTGCTTCAATAGATGTATCAGGAGTAAGTGCTACAGGAACTACGGGTTCAGTAACTTTAACTGCAGATGCTCATGTATTCCCAACGGGTGTAGTAGCCGAAAGTGGTATAAATCAATCGGATCAAGTAGGGGATGCATGGGTATATCCTACTGGAGTTTCAGCATCTTCTACGACGGGTATTATAAGACAAGCTTCAGGATATGGGGTAACGGGTCAAGCTTTAACTACTGCTTTAGGTAGTCTTGCTTTTAAAGCAAATGCTAACGTATTTCCTACGGGAGTTTCAGCTACAATTAATCCTGGTATCCCTACCGTATTTGCATATAATGAGGTTGACACAGGGACGCCTGTATCTTATAGTGAAGTATCTACGGGTACAGATATTACGTATACGGAAGTAAAAGCAGCTTAGGAGATTTTTATGGCATCAAATTATAATGCATTTGGTTTTAACCTAATGACTACTGGTGAAAACGCTGGTACGTGGGGTGATAACACCAACCTTAATTTAAATTACGTTAGAGATATGTTTACGTACATTGAAGTGGCAATGACCGCGGACAGAACTTTAACTATACCTGATAATTCTACAGGAACTTATAATGGTAGAGCTTTAGTTATTAAATTAACTGGAACTACGGGAGGTTCAAGTAGGACGTTAGATATAGCTCAACAAGCTGGTTCAGGCTCTTCTCCTGGAGGTGCAGCTAATATTTTAAAACCTTTTTTAATTATTGATGGAACTACTAGAACTGGATCCGATACCATAACCTTTAAAGTTACAGGAGCAACAGGAATAACTATACCAAAATATGGTAATACTTGGTGTTATCATGATGGTACGGATATTCGTACAGGAGGCTTTGTAAGTACTAGAGGATCAGCAGGAACAGCCGCTGCACAAGCGGCTTATACTTTACCCGCTGCCGATGGTACAAATGGACAAGCATTAGTAACTGATGGATCAGGCTCAGTGAGTTTTGGATCTGCAGGAATTGGTATAGGAAAAGCTATTGCAATGGCGATCGTTTTCGGTTAAAAGGAGTAAATTATGGCAAACCCAAATATAGTAAACGTAACAGGTATAACAGCAGGCTCTTTAGGATGGAATCTTCCTACAGGAGGATTAGTTAATTTAATAGATCCTGATACTGGTTATCTTTTAAAAATTAATAGAATCGTGGTGGCAAATGTTGATGGAACAAATGCAGCTGATGTTGATGTAGCTATTGTTACAGCCTCACAAGCTTTTCCAAACACGACAGTTACTGGTGCGGATGCAACAACTTATTTAGCAAAAACAATTTCAGTACCAGCAGATGCTTCTCTAGTAATTACTGATACTCCTATCTACTTAAGAGAAGGAGACAACTTACAA